TCTTAATTTTCTCGATTTTCTTAAATTTCTCGATTTTCTTCGATAAGTTCTTGCCATTATATATAATAAATATATAATAAATATATAATAAATATATAATAAATATATAATAAATATATATCCCACGATTACACCAATTTCTCCAAAATGTGTTCATATAATTTTGTCTTTGTTTTATTTTTTTGTGAAACCGGATCTATTAATTCTACCGATAATGATTCGGCGATTAGACGCAATTCATCTGCCTTATAACTCGATACCGATTTCAATGGTTTTTCTAAATCGTCGACACGATAATATGTCGAAATGATTTCTTGGAATCTGGCATCAGTCAAATCATAATCTAGATAAAAAATGTCATCTTTGCGAAAGATCACATCATAATTCGCCAAATTCTGCTCCGAATTATCTAGATCATGACAAAAAAGGGTATAAGTGCGTCCTTTTACCAAAATAACGTTCTTCCTGTAAAGAAGGCAAAGTGCATTCAAGGCCATCGGCGTAATCCGCTTCTCATTCACCAATTCATCTTCAACCTGATTTCGGCGAATTTTATGGATTTTCATTTGATCTTTCATTTTACGCAATTTTTCGACACTCGCAATTTTAAAATCATGCTCAATAGAAAAAGTCTTCAATTTATTATCAAAGTATGATGAGCGATCATATAATACAGCATAAAAACACCAGAATAATTGGTCTTTCTCTCGTGGCCAAAAATAGTCGGTTGAATCAATGACTATTTTTTTCCGCTTATTTTGTAGACCCATCTTTGAAACCGATTCTTTAATTTTCATCATATCGGCAAAACAATCGTCTACTTTCTTATCTTTCTTGTCTTTATTTTCTTTATTTTCTTTCGTCTTATTAAAATCTGGTATATTAGATTTTAATAACATATATGGTCGCAATTCTTTGATATCATTTAATTCTGGAATCGGAAATACTAAATTCATATTATAATTTCGATATATGTTATTATTAATAGTGCGATGACTTTATTTTGTTTTATAAAATATAAATCTTCGTCGTATAAACCTTCGTCGTATAAACATTTTATTTCGTCGTATAAACCTTCGTCGTATAAACATTTTATTTCGTCGTATGGGGAAGCCATCAGGCGACTTATACATGACCCCATTCCCATTTTATTTAAAAAAAATATTTTCCAATTCTTCTTTCTTTGATTCAATATCATCTATATCGCTATTCTGCTTTGTAACATATACAATAAAATCTTCTAATTTTTCTATCATTTTATCATTTAATTCGGTTAAATTTATGAATGTTCCATTATTATTTTCTGTTAATTTAATAGATTTATTTTGAGAAACCATATATAATGCTTCAATATGATTAGATTTGTCCATTTTTTCTATCTTGTCTTTTAATTTGGTTAATCTATCACTTCGACCGGTAATTTCTTGTTGTTCTTCAGTTTCCTCAAATGCCATCATTTATCTATACTAATTGTTATTAAGAATTATTTATATAATATTTAAAAATATTTAAAAAAATTATATATCTAAATTTCGTATTCGTCTATTTACATCCGCACCCCTTCTGGGTTTTTCTGCTTCGTTTGCCCTTTCTTTTTTTTCCTCCCCTTTTTGTTCCTTTTCTTTTTCTATATACTTTACCACAATAGCCCCATATCATTTGTTATATAATATATTCAGAAAAAAATATATTTATAAATTATATAAAATTATAATTGAAATTGAAAATGAAAATATTATTTATTTATAATATAATAATATACTAATATTAGAAATAAATGACTTCTATAATTGAAATACTACCTATATATGAGCCAAAAATAAATGAATCAAATATGGAAAAAATAGATTTGAATATTAGAGATTTACAAAAAAAATACCCGAAGGGATGTATTTGCTGTGAAAATATATTTAATCCAAAAAAATATTCAAGTATGATTTCTCAACATTTTAATACAACAAAGCATAAAAAAAAATGTTTGTTTCCTGCGAATCAATTATTACAAGACGAATTTGGTTCTTCTAATGATTTAACAGAAGCATTTGATAATAAATGTAGATCTAATAGAGAATTAAAAAAATTAAATCATGAATATAAGGATGAACTTGATAAATTAAAATATAAATATGAAGCTCTCGAAAAATTAAATATTAAATTACTTGAAAAATTTACCGAATCTCTAAAACCAAAAAAAATTGTTTGTGATAATTTAATAGATTTATAAATTATATTCCTAATAACTATTTGTCTTCGGCGATTACTAACTTCTTTTTTGGCGGTCTTCCTCGTTTTTTCTTTTCAATAACCGGTTCTGTTTTTGTTTCTACCTTCGGTTCCATACCCAATACTTCTTCAACATTAGACGATTGTTCAACACTTGGTTCAACATTTGATTCTACACTTTGTTCTACGCTTTGTTCTGGTGGTTCTACGCTTTGTTCTGGTGGTTCTTGTGGTTCAACACTTGGTTCTACACTTTGTTCTACGCTTTGTTCTGGTGGTTCTGGTGGTTCAACACTTGGTTCTACACTTTGTTCCACACTTTGTTCCACACTTTGTTCCACACTTTGTTCTGGACTTACACTTGCACTCATACTCATACTTTTACTTTTACTTTTACTTTCTTCAATTTTTTCGATCAAGTCGAGGGACTTCGATGGATTTACCCGCAATAATTCAGCAATAGCACAAATCTTTACATCATTCAATTCAAATCGTTGTCCAATAATTTTTACGCGAATTTCATCGCCTTCTCTTACCTTACTAAACAGTTGACTCACATAATGATGGTCTCGAGCAACAAATATTACAATAGGACTTACATCCATATTCAATTCGGCACGAATTCCAGCTTTAGTAATATTTTTGGCAATACACAAAATTTCCATACCTTCTACTAAATGACAAACCATACATTCAAATAACACTTCAAATATAACATTATTTCCTTTAACTATCCCACTAGAATAACTAACAATATTTATAGATTCTGGTTTAACATATCCTTCATCAATACATTTACCATTAACCGTGCTATTTAAAATATGCAACAATGTATTTGTTAGTTTTGCATTAATATGTTTGCACTCAAGAGAGACCGATCTAGTTAAAAGCACTTTTGTATAAATGTTTGTTTTTTCTTTTTCGCCTTTTTCTCTTTTCGATCGTTTTTCTTTAGTACTCATCTGATATACTAATATATAATATATAATATAAACATAATCTTTATTAGTTTTCAATTTTAAATATAAATTACATAATTTTATCTAAATTATTAGAATTGAATTATATTTTAATATTTTGATATTATATAATGGGACGTTCAACACATATGGGTGCAGGAGCAGGAGCAGGAGCAGGAGCATTAGGACTTTTAAGCAATTTACATATGGTTGGTGGTTCGGTAGGCGTAAATGAGTGTAAATCAGGCGATGATAGTTGGTATTGCAATCTATCTAAAGGATATAGTGCATTTATGATGATATTAAGTTTAATTGGTATTTTAGCAGCAATATATTTTGTTGGAAGATATTTCTTAATGCCAATGTTTTTTCCTCAAAAAGGTGGCACAATAAAATCTAATCATGGTGGAAAGCGACGTTAGACTGTATTTTCTTTATATAAAATAGTTTTATCTAAGTTTTATATAAGTTTTATCTAAGTTTTATCTAAATTATATTTATATCTGTATAATTTAGATATGTTTTTGAAAAATATTTTTCTTAAACGCGATTGGCCACATGCATTTAAAAATCAATTATCGTGGGCATTGGTTCCGTTATTATTTATATTATGGTATGTAGTTCCCACAACAAGAGCCATTTTTGCTCCATTTATGGTGGCAATTGTTGTAATTGGAACAATCGAAACAATATTTTATGAGAGAAAGTTAAGCACTTTTTCACGTATTATTAGTGTTTTTTTACATCTTATTTTATTGATGCCATTTATACCATTTAACCGAATATTTGGAAAAGGTACAAATAATGATCGACCACTAAAAAAACAGAGTATAATAAAATCCGGAAATCAACAAGAAGAAAAGAAATCGAAACGCGTCCAATTCAATATACAGGACAACAAATATTTCAATAATAATAATAATAATAATAATAATAATTTCTGGAATTTGACACGATTCAATCTTTACTCGTTCGCGATATTAATTGTAGCAAATATAGTAATCTTCATGTTACCATATTGGCCGTATTATATGTGTCGCAACACAATGTCAATATACCTAAATTTAACCGTAATCTTGTTATGGTTATATAATTTCATTATGTAAAGTCGATTATTTAGTGTCTTCTAGAACGCTGTCTTTTCGATTTCTTCTTATGAGATTTCTTATGATTTCTTTTTCTAGATTTTTTTTTTCCTGTATACTTGGAACTGCCTTTATAGTTTTTTTTAAAATTGTTCCTTCTTTTCGCCCCACCACGCACGACCCGTGTATCTTGTGCTTGCCTTAATTGCTCCTCCTTCGCAATCAGCGCCCCAAATACAACTACCAAAATAATTATACCGTCGTCAACCCCAAACAAGCCACCGAATTGACCCTGTTCCGACCCTGGTGAACTTATATTTGGTATAAACGTATTTAACGTATCTAAATTTATTCCATTATTTAATTGTAGATATATATTTATATCTATATTTTCATCTTTATAAGAAAAAATTATCTTGTTATCAATAATTGTATATTGATTAACAACACAACCTAATAAACACTCGTCATTACTGTTAAATCCAAATAATAAAGTAATTCTACCATCATGTGGTTTTATTATTTCTATTTTAGTAATAGGTATTAAATCATTTAATTTTATCGGTTCTATAGTATTTAACTTATCCATAATTTTCGTTTGTACGGATTGATCTATTTCTGTACCGGTTAAAAGTTGATATTTTTTAAATAATCCCTTATTGACATAATCGCGTATTTTTCCCCATCGGTTTCTTTCTGTATTTTCTACTTTCCGCACAGCGTCATCGACTTTTTCAACCGATGATTCTATTGCTTTTGTAATATGAGGGTTATAAATTTCATCTAAATTAGATTTTACATATGTTATATTATTTATTTCAAATTTTTCAAATTTTTTAAATATATCATAAAAATTTGAAATATTAAATCGAAGTTTTCTAAAATTAGCTATTTCTTGGCTATTCATTTTATATATATAAATTTAAAAAAATTCTAAATAATTCTAATACTTTCCCTATCTAAATACTAATTTTCTCAATATTATTAATTAGAGCCTCACCAGGATAGAAGAACCATCGCTTATCCTGGCGGGCTTCACTATCAAATAATCTCAAATAAAGTTCTTGGAAAATACATATATACGATTGATTGAACTTCTTAGTATTTTCACTATTATACCGCGATTCACCAACAATTTCATTCAATAATTTTAACGCTTCAGCTTTGCCACTTTGATCGCACCTCGCCCCAGTATTCCGTTTCTTATCCATCTGTTTCACCCTAAATATGTTAAATTCTCCTTTAAAATCGCCAATAAATCCTATCAATTTATTAAATTGCTCAATCGGAATCTGAAGCTCATCAATTTTCGGCTGTAAATCTTTTACATCTTCACTTTCTGCTAAACGCCATAAATTGTCTCGGCCGAGAGCAACATATATCGGCTGGTTTTTCTGTTGTAATATTACTCCCTTTACACTATTTGCCGTGATAACTTTACGATTATAATAATCAAATATGTGTTGCTCAAAAACGGTTAATTCACTCGCGGTTTTATTATATAAATAATTCAACAATACCATATTCTCTCCAAATTCGAGACCATCTACAATGTGGTCGACAACAAACCCATCTAATATCTCTCTTGAAACACGTTGATTATCTACCAATTCTTTAATTACAGCACTTATCATTTTAAAATGGTCTTTCTCTCCCCGTATCAATATTTGATCACTAGTTGCTTTATCGTTGTCTGATTGCATTCGTTTAACTAATTCGACAGCCAATTTCGCATTTTTATTTAATATTTCATCGATGGCTATACGAGCTTTCAATTTTGGATCAACACCTTCAACTGTCTTTTTCTTTCCTTCAGTTTTCGATCCTTGTCCAGGTTTCAAGACTATTTCTTTAACTAATTTATCGATTTCTTTATCGCCTTCGACATCCTGAAATCGCTGTTCAACATTATAAACCAATTTCGGAATCTTATATTCAATGGGATTCATGCGATTATATAAACTTTCGCTTTTATTATTCAATTCTATCGGTTGAAAGACATATAAATCGTCAATATTAACCAAATTTCCAATTCTCTCATACCGATCCACAATAAATTGATTACGATTGTTAACTAATTCGGTTAATGCATTATCTATTTGTTCGCTAGGATATTCGCGTTGCAAATTTATTAGAACAACCAATTCATCTTTATAATAAAAATATCGTTGTTTCATTAACTCTTTTATTTTCTGAATAATCTTCTCATTGTTTAGCTGTATATGCGGTAGACCATATGTGCTTTTATCAGTCCCATCAATACTATCAACCCCATCAACCCCATCATTCATCGCGTCATTCACCCCAATCCCATCATTCATCGCGTATGAAGCCGTCTGGCGACTTATGGCGATTTCCCCATTCCCACGACATTTATAATAACAATTATCCATATAATCGCATGCCGCAGAAAAGGCCTTATCACCAATTCGATATTTAATAGACAAACCAGTAGATAAATTTATTTCAAGAGTTTTATTAATTATATTCTCTCTGAAATTCTGTTGGTTACTATTTAAAATACAATCAACCGAAACCTCCTTTAATATTCTGGTAATTTTTCCTATTTGAATCGCCTTCAGTTCGGCCAATCTATAAACATATAGATCTGTTGCCTCAATTTCTTCGCCGCTTGTAAATGGAATAATTCCTGTTCCACCACTAAGTTTGGTTCCATGCAAAAACAATTGTACGTTTCTCTCGCGAAAAGGCAATTTTTTATGACTACAATTTCTTACTGCACGTCCGATAATTTGCTCTGGTCTATTCATATTATACCATGGGTCCAAAATGTGCACTTGCCGAATAAATTTAAAATCTAATCCTTCTGCCGCCGCTTGAGAGATTAATACAACTTTAACTTGCGAACCGTTTGTATTATTATCATTTGTACAAGCATTAAAATCCTTTAAATTATTTGGAGAGATTGATCGATCACCAGAAATTATAATATATCTTGCGTGAGAAAAATCACCTTTTTTCAATCCAGGATCACTCCGTTTTAAATATTGAAGGGCATCGATTGGCTCGGTTGGTGGATCTTTAAATAAATTCCCTACGTCACCATGCCGAGAAAATCCAGCAGATTCAAGTGCTAATGCCATCGGAATTAACCCACCATCGATATATTGCGAATATACCAATACAACTCCTGTACTCCCAAATATATTATCCAAAATTGATTTAATCTTGCAACTATATTTTCCTATGTTATCTCTCGAAAATATATTTCCGAATTTATCATTTTTGAAAGAATATTGCCCCCGCGCTGATTGACCTGGTGTTTTATCATCCATATTCATAAGTCGTGATAATCCGGTTTTGCCAATAATTTCTTTGGGATTTAGAGTGAATTTTCCTCCAGATATAACATCATCCAATTCTTCTATCGGATAAACTATATTTAATGCTTCAATCGGTTTTTGTAATACAGTATATCCAAATTTATCTAATTCATCAAATCCGGTTGTCTTTTTTGTTATTTTTGATGTTTCTGATGTTTTTGATGTTTTTGATGTTTTAATCGAACTTTCATCATCTTCACTTCCCGATTCACTTCCCGATTCACTTCCCGATTCACTTCCCGATTCACTCTTTTCTTCATCTACATCTTTTTCTTCCTTGGCAATTATCGTACCATCTTTGCTATATTTTATATGATCAATAATATAATTATAGGCTTTTTCTTGATATGAATTTATTTTATTAATATAAATATCAATATGTTGAATTTTTTCCATAATAGGTTTACTATTTAATTGAAGCGTCGGGTAAGTCATTTTAAAAACTGATCGATCACTATTTGAATCCATTGGCCAAATTCTATAGGGGAAAGTATATGGATTATCGCCCTTTACAAACGAGACATATCCTCTGGCTTTTCTCTCTAACAATTCCCGTCCAATTTCCCGCCCCTCTTCATCAACCACAAAATCACCATTTGCATCAAATACATCGTTAATTTGTAATTCGCTTCGATTATCATTTTTATTCATTAAATTTAATAACCATATCACTTCCGTATAACTATTGTATAATGGTGTTGCTGAAAGCAATACTAATTTCAAATTATCGACAACATCAACTAGTCGCATTAATTCTTGTGCTACCAATTTATTATTATCGTCTCCGGCAACACGTATATTTTGTATTTCATCAATAATAATTAATCGATGGTTGAAATGTTTGCGTAATTGATTATTTGATCGTTTGCGCTTTTCGCGTGTCGATAGCATTTCATTATTTATTGTTGAAACTTTTACAATTAAATTGGCAAATTCTGTATATCCCATAAATTGATAATAATTATTTATTATGTTATTTATTTGACCAATAATTTTTTGGCGTGATAATTCCTTATAATTACTCAAATTTAATTCTTTTAAAAACTTATTTCCTACACAACTACCTATATTCCACTGGCCATCGCGAAATTCCAGGTTTCGTTCATTAAATAATTGTTGTTTAAAATTGTCCTGTACATTTGGTGATGCAATAATCATTATTTTTTGATTAATATTTAATTGTATTAAATAATCACGAGTTTCTTCTGCGATACCAATAGCACTGCAGGTTTTTCCGGTACCTAGCCCATGATATAATAATAAACAATTATACGGTGTATAAAATGATAAAAAGTTTTTAACAAATAATTGATGGGGTGCTAATTCGAAATCAGCATTACATAGCTTATCTGCCTGTTCTTCTATATTATCAACATTTTGGTCGCGATTTTTATTTTCATTGAATTCTTTACGTTTTGCTATTTTCAAATTGAAATTTGGATCATCTAAAGATGGATATAAGAAATTATATTTTTCATCTTTTTCTAATTCCCGACTATTTAATAGTTCTACATTATTTACTAAAACATTTAAATTTTTTCGATAATTATCGTCGTCTTTATTTAATGATGTATAAATTTGACTGATTTCCTCTTTTGTCAATGTTGCATCATATAATGATTTTTTTAAATCAGATACCAGTTTCAAGCTTTGAATAGGGGATACATTTGCGGGGGATACATTTGTAGGGGATACATTTGTAGGGGATACATCCCCTACGACCCCTTCTTCTTCTGATTCTGGCTCTTCTGGTTCTCCTTCTTCGGTAGGGGATACATCTTTTACGACCCCTTCTTCTGGTTCCCCTTCTTCTGGTTCCCCTTCTTCTGGTTCTTCTGGTTCTTCTGGTTCTTCTGGTTCTTCTGGTTCTGGTTCTTCTGGTTCCCCTGGTTCTGGTTCTTCTGGTTCCCCTGGCTCTTCTGGCTCTTCTGGTTCTTCTGGCGAAGACTTTAATGATGAAATTTCCGATCCCAAACTCAATTCAGAACTATTAATACTTTCCAAACTTTTTATACTTTCAGAACTCATAATATATTATAATTATATAATATTATAATATTATATTTATAATATAATTATAATATTATATGATAAATACAGCTATATTATTTGCAATTTTATCAAGTATATTTTTTGGTATCAGCAATATTTTACGTAATTATACGCAAAAATTTATTGGTCCGTTAAATAGTAATATAATAACTAATTTATGGGTATCATTTTTTTGGTTTATAACATTTTTAATAATTTATTTTAACAAAATAAATTATGGACCAATTCATATTTCTAATATTAATAAATCCGGAATAATTTTTTCGTTATTTGATGGAATTTCTATTTTATTAGGTATTTTTTTATCTAGTTTAGCATTTTACTATAATTATAAATCTAAAAAACCATTAAATTTGGGAATATTAACAAGTGTAATTGCTTTTAATTTTATTGTAACTTTTATAATTAATTTTGGAATTAATATATATTCAAATAAAAATAATTCTATTAAATATCAACAATTGATAGGATTACTATTAATTATTGCGGGTATTATAATAATAGGAATTTATACATAAATATAAATTCTAATAACAAATCAAGAAGTTCACGTATAAACTGTATTGTTCTTTAATATTGATTGAAGTTTCTCAATAATTTGAATTTTCTCTACATTATATTCTCTAATATAACTAGCACATTTATTAATATCAACCCATTCTATTTTACTAATTTCTGTTTCTTGAAAATGTCTATTTGGTATTATATACCCATCCATAAAACTCAAAAAATACTTATGTTTATATGATTTATAATTGGAACCTGTATAAATTTCTTCCAGAGGAAATATATTATAAATGATTTTTATATTTGTTCTTGAATATCCTGTTTCTTCTTCGAATTCGCGTATTGCACATGTAATATCTTTTTCCTGAAAATTTCGTCGACCTTTAGGAAACCCCCATTCTGGTTCATGATATGTTTCCGTCAAATCATTAATTAATGATTTAATTGTATATAATTTTCCATTAACAATTACACCTTCCTTTAATTTATTTAATTTATCATTAGATGATCTTTCTTCCGATTTATATTGATTATTAATATTTTTCCCCCACAAATAATTCCATAAATAATCAAAATTATTATTTATAATTAAATTTCGCTCATCCGTTGACATTTTATTCAACAAATTTGTAATATATGTCATATTGTTAATATTATATTTACCCCTCATAAAATCTACAAAACCTAAACTATTTTTTCGACGAATTAATAATAATTCAGTCTTATTAGCATATTTTCTTATAGAAATTATTCCAATACTAGTAATTGGTAATTTACATTGGTGAAATGAATGGCCATTCTTCCCACAATTATTACAAAATATGATATTTTTTATATATGTATCGTTCATTTTATATTTTGCCGCTATTAGTAATAATAGATATGTTTTTATATTCTTTCATTTTAAATGCTTCCGATTTTAAATCCTGAAATATGGGGACCACAATATTGGTTTGTTCTATATACTATGGCAGTATCATATCCTCTTAATGTAAATTCTGTAACAAAAAAGAAATATTATGATTTTATTCAAAACTTACCGTTATTTTTACCAATCGCAAACATGGGAAATATATTTAGTCAATTTTTAGATAGATATCCTGTAACTCCATATTTAGATTCGCGCGAATCATTCATTAAATGGGTTCATTTCGTTCATAATAAAATGAATCTTTATTTGGGGAAAAAAGAAATAACATATAAGCAGGCCCTACAACAATATTATCGACATTATATTCCAAAAGTAGAAAAACGTAAAGATGAACGTAAAAATCGAGAGAAATACATATTTTTTGGCGTTATTGTAGCACTAATAATTGTAATCGCTATTTTAATGGTAAATAAAGGATAGAAAAATACAGAAAAAAAAAATATCAAGAAAATTGAGAAAATCGAGAAAATCTAGAAAATCTAGAAGATAAAAAATATCCAGAATATATAATGAAATTAGAATTATTTATATTAGCAGTAACCATATTTTTTGTGGCAAATGCCTATTATGATGGAAAGCTTTTAGATATAATAAAAAAATGGAAAAAGTTTTATCAAATAGCATTCTTTGCATTCGCCGGATTATGTATTTATTTAATGCTAAAAAAGAATCCTCATCATATTCATGATTTATGTAAGAATGCCAATTCATATGTTAAATTCATGCCAATCGATCGCAATACACAAAATATCATGATGCCATTAATAGATTTCACAAAATCGACCATGCAAACAACTCAAATGCAAAACCGAGGTTTATCAGACATATATAATGGAAATATTAATAATAATTATGGAAATCGATACAATAATTTAACATCAAACCAACAACGGGTGTTGACCTCTGGAAAAGCGAATGGAGGAGGAGGAGGAGGAACTAACAAATCAAAAACTAAACGCAGTGTTAGCGAAACAAAAAAGAAATATGTTGCATCAGAGCAGGGGTGGCATTGCAAACATTGCCAAACACAATTGCCAGCGTGGTTCGAGGTCGACCATGTAATAAAATTAGAATATGGTGGATCAAACGGAATTGATAATTTAGAAGCATTATGTCGCGATTGTCATGGAAAAAAAACCGCTCTAGAAAATCTATAGATCTGAATATATACGTCTCCACAATTCCCCATTAAATACAAAGATTACAAATATTATAATAATTATAATCTTTATAGATTGTAATTATATATGGTGGATTTATTTGAGGATATATTAATTTCACTAGTCAATAATGCATATGTTTATGGGGGAATTATATTTGGAATAATGATCGCAATATATCTTGTATATGCATTTAATGATGCTCAATATTTTGAAAAAAATCTATTAGACAAAGACAAACTACAAGAAAGCTGGTTTTTATCTCATAAAAACAATCAAATCTATATTTTAATAATTTTTCTATTGTTATTATTATTTTTTTATTTTTTATATCATCGCGATAAATTTTATGATGATAGATTAAATATTTTTAGTGATGATGAAACAAAAAAAGAAAATCATATGGGTATACCTTTATTCAATTTTTTCTTTAAAGTCGGCGTTGTTTTAGGTATAATTGGTATCATTATATTACTTTTAGTATTATTTTTATGGGGATTAAAACATTTTTCATCATTACAATTTGTGTTTAATATTTTTATAGTAATTTCTTTTATATCTAATGTTTTGGGAATAATCTATATTTTGGCAAAGGCAGAAATTGATAAATTGATAAGTGATAATAACAAGAATAAAAATATTCTAGAAAAAATTATGAAATTCTTTATGGAATTTATTTTTATAATCCCCTGTTTATTTGTTATATTAGTTGACGTTGTTAAAGATGAAATAGATTCAACTATCCCAACAATATGGATATTATTAATTATTGAAATAATCATAATTTTATTATTTTTTCTAATTCCATTTTTATTTACACATTTAAACGTACACGATGGTAATGTATTATTAAAAGGACCCGTATATTTAAATAAAAAATATGAAGTGGGTACATATCAAAATGTACAAAAAGATAAAATTTACAAACAAAAAATAGAAGAGTATAAATGGACGTTATTTAAAACCGAAACAAATTATGGTGATTTCGATTTCTCCAAAAATCAGTTCAGTGTTAAAAAACCCGCATTTAATATAGAAACAGAATTTACAATAAATAATAAAGATCAACAATTATATAAATATAATTATAATTATGGTATTAGTTTCTTTCTGTATTTAAATCCTCAACCAATCAATACTGGTGTAGCATATATAAAAGATACGGTTATATTTGATTATGCGAGTAAACCAACCGTAGTTTTTAATGGAATCGATCAAGAATTGAAATTTATTTGTAAAGATATAACTAATTTAGAGAGAACAATTTATAAAACCAATGATATAAAATATCAAAAATGGATGAATATAGTAATAAATTATCGTAATGGTACGGTTGATGTTTTTATTGATGGAACTTTAAGAGCATCTGAATCACGATTAGCGCCATTTATGGAATATTCAAAAATATATGTTGGCAGTAAAAATGGTTTAGCAGGAGGAATAAAAGAAGTTACATATTTTAGCGAACCTCTATCATTAAATAAAATAAAATTTATAAATACTGTTTTAAAATAAATACTGTTTTAAAAATGATCAAAAAAATTATATTTATAAATATAATTTCTTATATAATTATATAATAAATTATGACATTATTAATTAATATATTAATTATAGTAATTGTAGCGGTTGTAGTTATAGTCATATTAAATCATTACTTTTTTCAAAGTAATATTTTATACGATAAATTAATAAAAGCACAGACCGTAAAGGGAGATGGAATTGGTGGTACTGGGCTAGTCTATCCGTTGACAACAAACAATCCCACCGTTTTAGGCTCAGGTATTAGTGGAACATTTATTCCGCATTCTCAAATGCCAGTAAATAATTCTAATAATTTTATGTTTTCTGTATGGTTTTTTATCGATAATTATACATCTAATTTAGGCAAATATAAGAAGGTTGCTAGTATTATTGGATTAAATGATTCTTCGCCCCAAGGATATGCCTCAAGTTTAGATGTTGCTCTAGACCAATATCAAAATAATTTAATAATTGGAATTAATACAAGTTCAACAGGAAGTAATACAAGTACAACATCGACAGCATCTTCTGGGCAATTTCTTTTATACGAAATCGAAAATATTCCATTACAAAAATGGAATTGTCTAATAATTAGTGTTAATGATCGCACCATGGATGTTTATTTAGAAGGAAAATTAATAAATTCATTCATTCTACAAAATTTTTATAAGTCGTTTACAAATGAAAATATATGGTTAGGAAACAATGACAAAAATTATTATGATGGATATTTAACCAGAGTGCGATATCAAGCATCAAGTGTAAGCCCAGAAGAAGCATATTCAATTTATAAAGAAGGAATTAATTCTAATTTAATGGGCAATTTCCTAAATAAATATAAATTAAAAGTTGGATTTTACGAATATGATACTGAAAAAGCCAATTTTGTTATATAAAAATTGTATTTAAAGTTATCTAATAAAAAGTATATTTAAAGTTATCTAATAAATATAATTTTAAATATAATTTTAAATTTATATATGTTATATATATTATAAATGGATTTAACATACAGTTCAAAAGAATTTCTTTCAGGAACTAAAGATTTTTTAGATAGTAATAGTTTTGTGGCTAAAATAAGTTTTGTTCTTTTAATAATTATCTGTTTTGTGATAATATTTAATGTAGGTTATTGGGTTATATCTTTGGTTTTATCTCCTTCAAAAACACCTCTTTTGGTAGATGGTATGGTTGACGCTAAAGTACCGTTATCAATTCCTCAAGCAATGAATCAAAAAAACGCAAAACCAATTTATAGAAGTAACGATCAATATAACGGACTAGAATTTACATGGTCTACATGGTTTTATATTAATGATCCAACCTATCGTTCAGAGCAAAATACTAAAAATATTTTTGTAAAAGGCAATAAAGGAAATAACACTTCCCAAAACCAACCTTTTGCTACTAATTGTCCTGGAGTATATCTTTATAGTGAAAATTCAAATAACCCCAACAATTATTCATCGAATGGTGTTAATAATTTAACAATGCAATTAAATATTATGATGGATATTTTTCCATATCAAGATCCGATCGATCAAACTACCAAATATAATCAAGAAATTACAATACAAGACATACCTATTAAAAAGTGGGTTAACTTAATTATCAGATGTAATTCTCAAAATATAGTAGATGTCTTTATTAATAGTACATTAGTACAGCGTGCAAAATTATACAATACCGTTAAACAAAATTATGATAATGTATATGTAGCTCAAAATGGAGGATTTGATGGATTTATCTCTAATTTAAAATATTATAATTATAGTATTGGAACATTTGAAATTGATCAAATAGTGAGTGGAGGACCTAACTTAAAAATAGATAAAGATACTAATCTGAAAGAATCAAATCCCTATTATTTATCAACAAAATGGTTATTTAACGAGTCATCGCCTCCGCCTTCTCAATCATGGGTACCCCCATCTACATAAAAAAAACGGACACCATTTAATAAATTATAGGATCAATTATAGGATAAATAATATGAATAATATTATTCATATTATTTAATATAATATAATTAATATAATGAGTTTTGAGGTTACGTGTTATTTTATATTAACAAAAAAGAAAATCGATTCTTCAACATATGGAGATATTAGTGGTCCTTTTTCAAAAACGGAAATTAATAGTATGGGATTACCTTTACCGTTGTCAGACAGTATAATAATAGATATCACAACAAAATCTCATGTGATTGGTTTACCAAAGATAAATATGAATATGATTTCAAAAAATCGTATATTTTTTTATATGGCAACATATAATATTGGTGCTCTATTATCAATCAAGCCATATATAAGTATTGCCGGCAATGATACAGGTGAAGGCGCACATGAAGTTTGCATTGATCCTGCTAATCGAAAAAAATTAGCACTATTGCATAATTCTAACCGTACAAATCCTTTAACCAGTAATGAAAAAACAGCGATATTATCACGGGGCAATATACATCCTTATAGACATTGTATTTTTAGAATATAATTTTTCCCCATAATATTTAGCCTTAAAGATCCAAATTTGAAAAATATATGATAAAAAAAAATTTGAAAAATATATTTTATAAATATTGTCGGTATTTCCGATATACTGAAGAAAATGACTGATAACGCAAATATTGTCAGTATTTCCGCTATACTGAATGGCTTTCTATGTGCGGAAATTTCTCCGCCCCAAACATCGGAAAGTTTAATGGAAATATTTGAAGGACTTGGGAGTAAAGCTGAAATTATTCAATGGTTTCAAGAAGGGCGGATTAAATGGGTACAAGGTTGTAGTGATAGTACTCCCGATGATATATATCAAGCTAATATGAACACGGCTATACTAAAATATCTAAATCGTTAGTTCCAAATAAAATAGTTCCAAATAAAATAATATATATATAATTTAATAGTAATGGATTTACCAAAATTCATGACAACACACGTTCCATTAATAATATTAATTGTAATCACGATTTTAACAAGTATTGCTATTTTTTCATATTTAGGAGTTTCATTTAAATCTAATAATGTTTCCGTATTAAAACGCGCAGCAGTAGTAGAAACAAGATAAAATAAATTACAAAAGGAAATATTTTTATATTAAATTATTTTTAATATAAAATTGATATAAAATTTATATTAATAATATCTTATATAATTAATACAAAATGATTATTCCTATTAAATGTTTTACATGCGGAAAAGTATTAGCTGATAAATATCGGTTTTATAGTGCAGAAGTTAAAAAAATAAAAATAACAAAAAATTTAGATATAAAAAAAATTAATTATTTGACAAATGAAATAACCGATAAAACACCAGAAGGAGAAGTAATGGACAAATTAGGTTTAAACAAATATTGCTGTCGGCGTCATATGTTAACTCATGTTGATATTAATTAAAACATGTATATGAAATTATTAATATAAGATTTTTAATTAAAACATGTATATGAAATTATTAATTATGATTTTTATAATATTTTTAATTATGATTTTTAATATAAGATTTTTTTTAAATATATTATTATATTAAAGAAATGAATAAAACATCAAAAAAGAATATAACATTTAAAAGGAATAGAAAATCTCATAAAAACAAATCACATCATATAAAAAAATACAGAAAAACACATAATACTAGACATCGAATTCATAAATCAGTTGGACATCATAAATACCATAAACATCATAAAAATCATAAGAGCCATAAACATATGAAAGGTGGAGCTGCGTTATTTTTTAATCAACCGTCCGCAACGTCGTCGTCAAATAGCGTTTCATATAATATAGGTGGCCCAAAAGGATCTGCTAGAGATACATATGTTAAACATACAGATAGGCCGAGTGGTCCAGTAAGTTACATAAATTTTTCACCCAAACCAATCACAGATGTCATATGGAGAGTTCAATCTGGAATAACTAATTTTGTAAAAGATATATTAGGACAACCAAAACTACTTCCCCCCGATCCAACTAAACAACCAATCGGGGAAACTAGTAATAAATATACGCCAACACAAGTCACAAGTCAACAATTAAATACTACAAAAAATGCTATCTTAAATAAATTTAAATAAATTTTAATAAATTTTAATAAATTTTAATAAATTTTAATAAATTTTAATAAATTTAAAAAGATTTTAAAAAATTTAAATAAATTTTAATAACTTTTCATTATAATATTTTTTATATTTACAAATATTATAATACTATGAAATATGTCAAAGACTTTAGAAATCTATGTACTCCGGCTTCCGTATATTTAGCTATTAATGTTGTTATATTTGTTGTTATTGCTGTACAAAATTTCGGCAATACAAAGCAATATTGTGTTGGCCAATACAAATGTAATGTGCCAAATACTTTTGTAATGTTCTTATTTAAGGCTATTTATATTCTATTCTGGACCTTTCTCCTTAATGCGGTGTGCAAGGCTGGATATCGAGAGGTCTCATGGTTCTTAGTCCTTCTTCCGATAATTCTTATGTTCGTAATTTTAGGAATGGTCCTAATAAATATGGGAGCACACAGAGTGATCGAAGGTTATAGGGAAGTTACGGGTGATGGTGATGATGAGGATGGGGAGAAGGATGATGCCGCTCCAAGAGAGAACGATGGTCAGGTGTTTAGAAAATAATATAAACAACAAGCAGATAAGTCAATTCAATAATATGTGATAATAATCATAATAATTGTTCTTAGTGAGATACAAATAACTGATGAACTTAAAATTAAGAAATAGAAAGAGAAATTATTAAATAATTTCTCTCCATTTAATGAATTCTATTTATATATAAAATTCATTAAACTTAAAAATTATACTATATTATAGTATATTAAAAAATGGAAAAAGTAGAAGAAGTGGTCAATGAAGAATTAGAGAAAGAAATTAATAAAGAAGAGGTCAAAGAAGAAAAAATGGGGAATAAGAATAATGAATCCTCAAGAAAAAAAAAAATAGGGAATGTGAATAATGGATCCCTCGCCATAGAAAACCAAGAAGTAATCTGGAATATTATTGATCATTATTTCAAAGATAATCCCAATGTTTTAATAAAACATCATTTAGATTCATTCAATCAATTCTTTAATCGAGATATTAAAAATATTTTCCGAGAGAAAAACCCAATTACCATTTTAAAAGAATTCGATGAAGAGGTCAATGATTATACATTGCAGGCAAAAATGTATTTCGCAGGCCGAGATGGTTCAAAAATACATTATGGAAAACCAGTAATTTTCGACGAAGACCGACAACATTTCATGTTCCCCAATGAAGCGCGCCTTCGAAACATGTCATATGGCATAACAATTCATATTGATATTGACGTTGAGTATAAAATGATTTCCGCAGATAAAACCGTTACAACATCATCTACTACTTTAGAAAACGTCTATTTAGGAAGATTCCCCATTATGTTAAATAGCGATTTATGTATTCTTAATACGCTTAATCCCATGACCAAATTTAATATGGGCGAATGTCGCAATGATCTAGGAGGATATTTCATTATAGATGGAAAAGAAAAGGTCATTGTCTCCCAAGAAAAGTTCGCCGATAATATGTTATATGTAAGAGATAAATATAATGAATTATATAGTCATAGTGCCGATATCCGCAGTGTAAGTGAAGACGCATCAAAACCTATCCGGACTTTCAGTATACGAATTGTTTCTCCGTCAGCCACAACAACCAATAATCAAATCGTTGTAAATGTCCCCAATGTTCGAAAACCGGTTCCTCTATTCATTTTGATGCGGGCATTAGGTATTGAGAGCGATAAAGCCATAATTGAACATTGTCTTCTTGATCTTGAAAAAAACAGTGATTATATAAATCTTTTTATTCCATCTGTCCACAATGCCGGAAGAGTATTCAACCAAATTACCGCACTCAAATATATCGCAACATTTACAAAAGGCAAAACCATCCCCCACGTACTTTATATATTAATGGACTATTTACTCCCACATATTGGTGAACTAAACTTCCGAAATAAAGCTTTTTTCATTGGACATATGGTATTCGATTTATTAAAAGTATATCGGGGCGTAAAACAACCAACAGACAGAGATAGTTTCAATTTTAAACGAGTAGAATTACCAGGAAGCTTAATATATGATCTATTTAAAGAATATTATACTCTTCAACAAAAACACGTATTCCAAAAAATCGACAAAGAATACTATTATAAACAAGGAATTTACAAAACCAATTTTACAAATTTAATAGAAAATAATGTAAATGATATATTTCGAGAGAAAATTCTTGAAGCAGGATTCAAAAAAGCATTTAAGGGAAATTGGGGTGCGGAAGCACATACAAAACGCCCTGGAGCGGTCCAAGGATTAAACAGATTAAGTTTTAATTCATTTTTATCACATTTACGAAAAATCAATTTGCCCCTGGATTCAAGTGCAAAAGTGGTTGGTCCCCGTCTCCTTCATAGTAGTCAGTGGGGTATAATAGATCCCGTCGATACACCCGATGGTGGAAATGTTGGATTACATAAACATATGGCTATTAGTGCCACAATTACCAGTGGATGTTCAGCAAAACCACTTATTGAGCTATTAAGAAATCAAGGAAAAATAGAACTATTAACGGAAGCCAATGTTGGGTATATTGCAAATGCCACCAAAATATTTGTTAATGGTGCATGGATAGGGATAACGACAAATTGCGTTGAAGTATTAAAATTAATGAAGATTTATAGGAGAAATGGCTTAATTCCTGTTTTTACCAGTATAAGTTGGGATATTAATCAAAATCTTATAAATTTCTATACTGATGCTGGACGTCTTTGTAGGCCTGTTTTTTATGTTAGTGAAATGACAGCAAGTTATCGAAATCCAGATATTTATAAACGATTAATTAATAATGACTATCAGTGGACAAATTTAATTGTGGGTTTTAATCCTTTAAAAGATGAGAAACTGGTAAGAAATCTCAATGATTGCAATATTTATGAAAAAATCGACGATTTATATGATGTTAAAGATATCGAAACCCTTATGCAAAATCAAGGAATTATCGAATATATTGATACAGCAGAAACCGAAAGTAGCCTAATAGCTATTTCACATAATCAAATCCAAAAATTTACCACGAATTTAGAAATACATCCATCTTTAATATTGGGAATCATGGGAAATCAAGTAGTTTTTCCAGAAAACAATCAATTACCCAGAAATCTTTTCTGTTGTGGGCAGAGTAAACAAGCCGTCAGCATATATCATAGTAATTATTATAATAGAATCGATAAGATGGGGGTAATTTTAAATTATGGCAATATTCCACTTGTTAAAAGCAGATATTTAAAATATATTAATAATGAAGAACATCCGTATGGTTTTAATGCAATAGTAGCGATCGGATGTTATGGAGGATATAATGTTGAAGACAGTATTCTTTTTAATGAAGCAAGCGTAAAGAGGGGGATGTTCAGAACTACATATTTCAGTATGTATGAAACATATGAAGAAAGCAGTAAAGTAGGGAATAGTGTTATGGATTCAAAATTCGCCAATGTCGAAAGCGAACCAGTTATTGGATTAAAACCAGGATATGATTATAGTTCTCTTGATAAACATGGATTAATCAGAGAAAATACATTGATGGATGATAAAAAAATAGTTATCGGTAAAATAACTAATAATTTAGATAATCCTGGAACATATATGGACAATAGTATTGGCACAAAAAAAGGGCAACTGGGATATGTTGACAAAAGTTTTATTACAGAAGGCGACGAAGGATTTAGAATCGCTAAAATCCGAATTCGCGAAGAAAGAATTCCTGCTATAGGGGATAAATTCTGTAGTAGATGTGGGCAAAAGGGTACAATTGGACAAATTATACCTGAGGCCGATATGCCTTTTACAGAACATGGTATACGGCCGGATCTAATCATAAACCCACACGCATTACCCAGTCGTATGACTATCGGTCAATTGGTGGAAACATTGATGGGAAAAGCATGTGCCGAATACGGTGGGTTTGGTGATTGTACTGCTTTTGTAAACGAAGGAAGTCGACATGAAATATTTGGAAAACTATTAACAGAAATCGGATATAAATCTGACGGTAATGAACTATTATATAATGGAGAAACAGGGGAACAATTAGAAAGTGAATTATTCATTGGGCCCTGTCATTATATGCGGTTGAAACATATGGTTAAAGATAAAATCAATTACAGAGCACAGGGACCAAGAACAGTATTAACGCGCCAAACAGTTCAGGGACGAGCGAATGATGGTGGTTTACGTATCGGCGAAATGGAACGCGACGGAGTAATTGGACACGGAGCATCCATGTTTTTAAAACAATCTATGATGGAGCGAGGAGACGATTATTATATTGCAATTTGTAATAAAACCGGAACATTGGCAGTATATAATAGCAATAATAATGTTTATATGAGTTTATTTTCTGACGGACCATTGAAATTTAGCGGAAATACTGTTGATAATTTAAATCTAGAAAATGTTACACAATTTGGACGCAGTTTTAGTATTGTTCGAGTACCTTATGCATTTAAATTATTGATGCAAGAATTGCAAGTAATGAATATTCAAATGAGAATAATTACTGAAGATAATGTGAGCCAATTTGATAGTATGGCATTTGGAAAAACCGTTAATATTGATTTTAATCAACTTCAAGAAACTAAGAAAAAGACACGTAAAAAATCGAGATCTAAGGAAGAAGAACCCGAAGAGGGCATGGGCGATGGCGTTATGGAACAAGAATCCCCCACAGAAGAAGGGGACATAGGTGATGAATCCCAGACAGAAGAAGGGGTCGTAGGTGATGAATCCCCTACAGAAGAAGGGGGCGTGGGGGATGAATCCCCTACCGAAGAAGAAGACAATGAAACTGAAGAAGAGATGTTAAAATATTTAAATCCAGTAACAGTTGAATCAATAATGAAAGCAAGACAAGAAGCCGAACTATATAAAGATGACAATAGTGAGGATGGAAGCGAAGACGAAGATAAAAAACCAGCATTAATAATAGGAGATTCTTTATCCGAAAAAGAATTAAATATTGACTCTCTAAACGACATGGATAATGTAAATAATGAAAATAATTTAGGAAACAATGCTAAAATAAAAATAGGTAACGTTATCGATACTGGTAATTTAGGAAATAAAGGTAACGATGGTGTCGAGGAAATTGTCTTATCGAGTGAAATAATCGATAATAAAGATACATCAAAAAGTGATAATGTATTGATGCAGGTAGCAGACGAAGATTTAAAGATTGAGACATCTGATTCTCAAGATGATAGCCAAGATACGAAAGGAATAAAATTAATAGTATAAATGTATAATAATTTTATAAATAATTGATTTATATTTTAAACTATTAAAAAATCATATAATAATATTATTATACATTAATACAATAATTAATGTCGACATTATTAGTTAACCAAATATATAAATCAAGAAAGTATATTTTAGAAATATTAAAAGACCGCGGATTTGATGTGTCTGAATATGATAATTTTACAATAGAAGAATTACACGGTATGATTCAAAATTCTCAACTTGATTTATTAGTCAGCAGTTCAAATAAAAAAGTGTATATTAAATATAATATTACAAAAACATTAAGACCAACTAATGTATACGATTTTATTGAAGATTTATTTAATATAGAAACTATTTTAAATAAAAACGATGATTTAATTATTATTAATAAAGACGAACCAAACGATACCATAATAAATACAATTAAAGATATTTGGTTAAAAGACAAAATGTATATCTCGATTATTAATATTCAACGACTACAATTTAACATATTAAAACATGAATTAGTACCAAAACATACAATCCTATCTTTAGAAGAAAAAAATTCATTGAAAGAAAAATATAATATAATTGATGATAAAATGTTGCCAAACATTTCATATTTTAGTCCAATATCGCTATTATTGGGAATTCGTCCAGGCGATATATGTAAAATTGATAGAAATAGTAAAACAGCAATAGATTCCACATTTTATAGAGTTTGTATTATCTAGTGCAATTGTGATATTATAATGTTAGTGTAATAAAGTTTGTATTATAAAGTTTGTATTATATAGAATAAAATATTTATTTTATATAATAGTATATTAATTATGTCATTAAATTATTATCAATACGACAATACATATACTTCTGATTCTTGCAATAATATATTTAGTGTATCAAATCAACCGAAAGGCGATATAAAATACTGTAGTAATTATGCATTTAATAATAAATCGCCTTTTTTTATATTAACCGATTACGATAAAACAACAAATAATGCATCATGTATAATAAAAGATAACACAAAAACCAATGTCACCGATAAACAAATCAACAAATGGATAAATTCTTTAAAAAAATGCGATACGTTGGGATTATCTGATATTTCAACTTGTTATGATATTTGTAATAGTAGTCATTATGGCGGATCAAATGGATATAGTATATATTTAAATCCAAGTTTAACAACTAATGGTAATTTACAATTAGAAGATGTATCTTTTGGGGAGTTTTCTATTGTTGAATTTACTACTATTTTTTCTACATTAGTGGAGAGTGATTTGCCTAAATTATCTGACGATTTTACAGCTTATAGAAAAGAATGGTATAATGATGTTAGTATTAATGATAAAAATCAAATATATCTTAAGAATGATGCAGCAAATAACAAGAGTGTAACATTATATGATAATCAATTATCAAAAGTCAGAAAAAATCTATATAACTTATATAATATTCAATCAAATATAGAAGCTCAACTATCTAAGTTTGATAACGAATATCAATATTATCAACAATATATAAAAATAGTTAATGAAAAATTAGAAAATAGTCAGAAATTTTTCAATAGTTTAATGAATAAAAATCAAGGCGCATTAGGAGCATTGGATGATAGTATATATAATACTAATTCTATTATTACAGATAATATCGTAATGGTAATAATAATATTAATATCTATATTTGTTTATTTTAAATATATTATTAATTAATAATATTTTTTCACTCTATACATTATATGAAATTCATGAATATGAAAAATATGAATATGAAATATATTTGTTCATCTAAAAATATATTTTTAATAATTTTAATTGTCGGCGTTATAGGATATATTATAAATAATATTTATAATGAGAAATATTATAAAAATACTGAATCATATTTAGATTCAAACTGTCTTATAAATAAAGATATACCAAGAATTAATGAAAAAGTATTACAATCAAATGCTGCAAAAGGTGGAATTAATAGTTACAAATGTAATTCAGAAACATATGGATCATCTCAATTAGCATTTTATATATATGATGGACAAAATGGACAAGCTGTATCATCAGTTGGCGATCTATTTGATATATCGACATCATCTTACGATACCAGTTGTATATCACATAGTGCAGGATGGGATTTTTATACGAAAAATCCAGACAGTCATCATTGTCAGTATTTTTCATTCAATCAATCTCCAGACATTTATAATTCTATAAGTGGATCATTGTATATAAGTTGTGATTCAAATAATTCACCTGATATAAGTAATCTTAAATTTTTAGGCACAGGTGAATTTACACAAACAGGATATAACAAAATTAATTCTAATTTTAACAACTATATTACATATGCAAATCCATATTGTATAAATGATGAAACATCCAAATTACTATTGGATAAAACGAAACAATCTGTAGGCGATATCGAATCAGAAACAACATTACAAGATAAATTACAAACTATGAAAAATGTCGGACAAGATATGGGAAATTATATAACATCTATAAAAGATAATAATACGCAGCTATGGAGCAACACAGGTAATTATTTTATTGGAGATAATTTAACAGGTGAAGATTATAGTGATAGCCCATACATTACAAAATTTATTGATCATGTAAATGCTCCTTCACATGCAGATATATCATCAACTATATTAGATAATTATGAATTAACATTGGCCGAATACGAAAATACAAAATTAGATTATACATCCAATTATTTAGCATATATATTTATATCTTTAGTTGCTCTAATTGCTGTAATATTAGTAGTTTTAAGTATCACTAATCCCGATATAGTTTCAGTAGAATTAGTGATTGGATATGTAATATTAATTGTCGGAATAGTTTTTTTCGGCACCAAATATTTCAAGCCTTTTTAAAGAAGATATATATAAGTTTTTCGCATATTAATTATTAAAATGCCACATAATTTATTTAAGTATATAAACTATACAAAATATATTATTTTATATTATAAATATAATATAGGATAATATGCCAAAAAATAACATATTTGAATCAATAGAAAATAATGAAATTGTAAAGAATTTAGTGGATGATTCAAAAAAAATATTCGACGAATTTTTAGGATTAGTCCAAGGAAAGAAAATCCGAGAAGGTAACACTGCTTTAAGTGAAGGAACATCTGAAGGAACATCTGAAGGAACATCAGCAGGAACCTATGTTGCTGAATATGCGTTACGTGATTTTACGAAATGGAAAACCAGTGTAGATAATCAATCTAATCTCAAAACTTGTTATGTAAATATTAATGATATAAATATTAATAGTGTAAAAATTATACCAAAATCCGATGTACTATATTTTTTAAATAATAGTACAAGCGGTATTACAGATCCAGATGTTTTTATAGATTTATTAATATTATCATCTGATAATATATTAGGAAAATTAGAAAATATTATTGATATTGATGAATTATGTATAGATAAACTATCAGCTGAAAAAATTTCCGGGGATATTCCCTTATCAGATGATAATTATTATTTATTAACGTGTATACCAAAATCCGATGAACATATAAGGGGAGCGTTAGGACCTCATCTTGAAGACGAATCTTTATATGAAAAAACTAAAAATTTAATAGGTAATATGGGCAGTGGAAGTTGTTTGTTAGAAGCAACAAAAGGATCAGTTATGACTGTATGTACTAAAAATTTGGGGTTACCACAATTTAATGTGCTTTTTTTAGCAAAAAATGGATTTTTACATACATTTAACTATAATCCTGCTCAAGACTGGAATTTTTTTGAAAAAACGGCAGTAGTTATAAATCCCGAATATGGATATTATAATTATACAACACCATATTATAGCACAAATAATTATACTGATTCTATTAATATTAATATAGATTTTAATAATAAGGATTTAAAATTTAAAATACAAAATAATGAATGGGGTTATTATAATACAAAAGTACCAAATAGACTAAATTTTTCATGGACAGGTAATAAAAATGCGAATTCTAATATAAGTGATCGATGGCATACTATACTAATTTTTGCATTAACACAAGATCAATATATATGGAAATTAAATATTAACAGTGATATAACTAATAACGACCCAATTCAATACAATTATATAGATATTAATAATCAATCTGATTTTAATAACCGAATACATAGTTTACAAGATAATGGAATATTATGTTATAGTGAATTTTTAGGATGTTTTAATGATTGGCCAGAAAGAACCGGTGGTTTTACAAAAGAGTATCATAAGGTTACTAATAATAACCAGACACAAGCAATGCATGATGCGAATCAAATAGCGATTGATCAAGGAAAAGATTTTTTTACTATTCAATGGGAAAACCAAGTATTTATGCCAGAACGAAAAGATATTAATATGCAATTAATGTTAAGTGTTAAAAGTATACAGAATTGGTTAGTCGGTATAGAGAATGAATGGTGGAATGATTTTTTTAAATGGTGGATACAAGATATTGAGAATTGGATCGACGATATATATAATGTTGTATATGATACTGATATAGATGAAAATTTTCATAAAAAATTTCATGAATTACCAGTAAATTACAAAAATAAAGATTTTGCTGAAGCAAGATCTAACACCGGTAAACATGAGTGCCAATATGATCCAGATTCAGGATATATACGTGGCGGTGCATGGGCAAATGCATTCTATAAAACTATGCCAAACGAAAAATGTTTTGAATATAGAGATGTTTATTTAATTTTGGATGATACAGGATTATATATTGAAAGGGTTAAAGATACAGGCAGTACTCCCGAAAAATTATATATATATAGGTTAACCGTTATTGATTATAATAAAGATTTAATACCAAATCCAGATTGGAAAAATAAAGGATATGCACACCCAAACGGAAAAATGAAATATAATGAATTTTTATGTCCAAGATCATATCATCGTAACGAATTTACGGGTGAAATAATAGATACGGAATATATAACTGATATAAATTGTAAAATGAGATGTTTTGTTGATTTAGTTGGTACAATTCATATAGAATGTAATTTTAATACTTGTTCTCCAAATTTTAAAAAAATAGTAACTAGTATCGGAACTTCATATTGTAATTCTACACATCATACATCTATATATAATCCATTAATACCAAGTGGATCGATTTATAATTCAATTTCATACATATATAAAACGTTCTATGAAATCAAAGAAAAAGAATCGCTAAACAATAATATTTTTTCAAATATTGAAGCAGTATATTTAAAATTTAAGGTAGATAATCCAAATGATATTAGTTTTAATGCATTTACTAATGATAAAATTAAAGATGGAAAAACATTTTATTATAAATTAAATAAAAATAATAATATGCAAAATTGTGATATGAAAAATATTCCAAATGCATTAGTATTTAATCCTGCAAATAATGGAATGTTTAAATCAGTATTAGGAAGTCTTTCAAAAAGTTCATTAATAGATACATTTCCTAATATCGATAATATATCGCAATGCAATACAAAATGTCTTAATTCTCCAGAATGTTATTTGGCGACATATTCAGAATCACCAAAACAATGTAATCTATATAATAAAAATATAGGAGAATATATATTTGATAATAATAATATTTCCGACTCCAATAAATTTAGCGAAAAAGTATATGCCAAATTTTGTGGTCCATATTCCAAAGATAGTGCTGGAAATTATGATCAAAATTTATTAAATGCAAATTTGATAAATACATTAATTACTCCATCAAATAGCAGTTTTTCGCAAAGTAATCATCCATTAAAATTAACCAAAGTTGACTGGGATCCAACAACACATCGGGATCCAATTGTAGATTCAATACCTGAAACTTTTATATATAAAAATGATACTGACATTATAAAAAATATTAAAAATAGTAATTGTTATAAAAACGATATTTCTAAGATTTTAAAATTAGATAATATAGATAAAATACCGGAATATTTAATTGAACAATATGGATATCCAATTATTCCATTTGCAAAAATTAATAATCCAACTGAAGAAATAAAAAATTATTATAATTCTATATGTAGTGTATTAAGATCAAATGCGAATAAAGATATTACTTTAACAAGTACAATACGATCACGGCACGTATTAGCTTCGCAATCGGGATCAGGGACAGAAACATTTACAAATATTAATGAATTGAATGAATCTATAAAATACACCTATTTTGATAACAATGTGTTACATAAAATCGATAATGATACAAAATCAATAAATGAATTAATATACAATTTTAACAAATATTTATATAAAAATAAATATGATTTGAAATCAGGTAGAATTAGTCAAAATCATTTTTTTGATGTAAATAATATTATTTTAACAATATTTACAATAGTATTTGTTATAATTTTAATTAGATTAATCTATAAAAAAAAATAATTAAAATGATATAAAATTAGATAAAAAATAATGTCAATATATAATATTAATGGTTTTATCTACGGATACTAATACAATATTTACATATTCAGATTCAGAAAATAGTGGATATGCTGATTTAACAGATAATCTTTTGAATATGGCAATATCTATATCAGGTGCATTAGAAAATGTTACACCAGACAAATCCTTATATACTAAATTATCTACACTACAAACAGATATAGGTAATAGTTTAACAGATATAAACACCGTTCAAATCAATAATTTAGATTTTTTAAATAATTACAAAGATTTTGCAGCGCAAAATGTAGTAAATCAAGAAATTACAAAAATGTATGCTGAAAATCAAAAAGAAAATGTAAATACCATGTCTGGAGCAGTACAACAAGATAATGATAATAAATTAAGAATGGTTGAAATTAATAATTATTATATTAAAAAAAACGAATATCTCAACGCGGTTATGAAACGAGTATTACTTGGTTTAGCAGTAATATTAATTTTAGTTATTTTATCAAAAATTGAATTAATTCCTACTGGGGTGGCCACATTTTTTGGTGTTTTAATAGTATTGGTAATTGTAGCATATGGAGTATATGTTTCATATGATTTAAGCCAAAGGGATAAATTCAATTTTGAACAATATGTTATACCATTTGATTTAACAGCAAGAATGATGGAAGCAAGCGGTACTCTACTAAATATCGGACAAGAATTAAAAACAGAATTACACCCATTTATTAGCGGATCTAAAGGTTTAGAAAATGTGGTAGGATGCATTGGTCAGTCGTGTTGTTCAACCGGAACAGTATATGATGTTGCTAAAGAACAATGTATACCCATGAATTGTCCAACCGGACAAAAATTCAATATTATAGGCGTGGATGGAAGTTATAATTGTACCCCATGTGCAGCCGGAACAACTTATAACATCGCTACAAATGAATGTATTTAAATTTAAAAAAATATTTTTAAATATTAAAAAAATATTATATTTAACAAATGGTAAATACTTATAATAGATTAATAAAATTCTATATTAATAAAATAGTTTATTAATATAGTATTAATATGCCAGGGGATGCAGAACAATGTATAAATTTAAAAGCAGCAGAATTTAAAAAAACAGATGAAGCAAAACAATTATTTAACCGGCATTTATCTGATAATGTTGGCGATATAATGAATCAAATCGGTTTTGATAATCCAACTTTAGATAAATTTACCAAATCATTAAATCAATATTATACATGCGATAATGAATGTTTAGAAAATAAAAGAAAACAAAATTTACGCGATACATGGAACCAATCAAATTTAGATGCCGAATTAGCAGAAGTTCGAGCAATAATTTCAGCCAGAAATTATTTAGATGTAAATAGTGATAAATGGCTTGAATGGAGAAATAAACAGGTTGACGCCGATTGGCTAGACCTTTACAGTGATATTAGTAAATCTTCTATATCAGTAAATAATACATTCCAAATTATGTATACTACTTATCAAGACGAAAGAAGTATGCTTAAACAAGTACAAAATTTAATAGATATAAAAAACAAAGAATTTATCGATATTATAAAAAATATAATGGAACACGAAAAATTAGTAAATGTAGATGTAAGAAAAAATTATTATCAATTTAGCGAACAAAAATTTTATAATAATATAAAATTTTATTTAAAAATCATATATTATGCATTATTTGCAGTCTACATATTTTTCGGTGATTTTATTGGAAAAACAAGATATAAAGATTATCGGTTTTATATAGTAGCTTTAGTATATTTACTTATACCATTTGTATTAAAATATATTATTGGATTTGTTGTATATATATATACTTGGATATTAGAATATTTGAATTTAAAACCACCAGTATATGCTTATAGTGATATTATAAGAGCCAACAATATAGACAAGATATATACCTCTCCAGTCCCAAGTGCTACTCAATTAGAAAATCAAAATAATCCAAATCTATATAATCATTTAACAGATTATATATAATAATCAACCGATTAATAAATATCGTCATCATCCAAATCTTCATAAATAATTTCCACATTATGCCATTTGCCCTTATTACATTTACCATAACTTTTATCCATAAAATCAGTTATATCTCTACCATTGGGTAGACTCATTCGCCCATAATGCATAATATACCAATTCTTGAATTCTTCCAGAATTTCGGTCTTCTTGATTTTCTTTCCTATCGTTTTCTTAATTTTCTCTTTAGAAAATTCAGCCAAATAATCCTGAGATTCGCGATATTTATCACTAATCGCCAGCACTTGTTTACAATCATTGACCCTACCATTCGTTTTGAATACAATATCCACTAACATACTACCCAATATAGGAGCCCATTCTGTAAATTTGTCATCTATTTTTCGATCAATCTTATATTGATGTGGATAATTCTCTCGAGGAAATTTATTTAGATCTTCATAAGGACCGTCAACAAATTTAGACATGAAATCACATACGCGAATGCGTCGCCAGGTACCATCATCATTACTTTTAACATCAAATAGAGTGTTAGTGCATACGACCAATTTAAATTGGGGAATAAATGTAACCGCATCCTTATATAATGCTCGCCCCTGCAATGGATCACCTCCAGTTATTTCCTTCATAATGCCTTCATTGATTTTATCACCCTTTGTCGGTTCTTGCATAACTGCATATCGAACCCCCATTAATTGTACAACTTCGCTCGATGTACTTCCAACACTATTCCTATTGCCTGTAATCAGCGTAATAGGAACAGTAGCTTTATAATCGCCCAATAATTTCGTCATTAAATCAACCATTTTAGATTTACCATTGCATCCACTCCCTGTATAAATATTAAATGACTGATTTTCATTAGTCCCGATCAAGCATGAAGCTAAATGCTCCCACATATATTCTCTCAATTCTTTTTCAGGAAATAATTCAGCTATAAATTCTTTAATATCGGCAATCATTTTCAAATCTAAATCAGAAGTTAGGTGCGATAATGGAATATAATCGATATTAGTACATTTCGATATATAATCGTCAGGTTGACCTTTTCTATGTGTCTTATTTTTAAAGTCTACCACATGATTATTAAAACACAATAAATTCGGATTATTATCCAATTTATTAATGAAATTTTTATCATAGAATAATTCCTTCGCCTCTTTCATAATATTATTTTTCCAATTAGTAGTTTTTAAATATACACAAATCTCTCCTAATTTGTTTGATCGATTTCTTAAAATCTCGGTATTTGTATCGCTATTTTCTAATTTCAATATTTTTTCCACTAATTCTTGTACTTTCTTCATATAGATATCATGCATCTTTTTCGAAATAAGCAATCGTAATGTACTACCACTATCAATTTCATTCCATTTAAAATGTTTATATTCAAACCATATATTACCACGAATTCCAACACATACAAATTTGTCTTTATATATTTGATATAACACATTTGCCAAATCAAATTCTGTCGGTTTATCCACTGTTTGCTCTACAAAGAATGATATTGTCTCTCGGCGAATTTTGTCATATTCGATTGGATTATCGATTTTTGCCCAATACATAATAGACCGATTAGTTAATTTATCGGGATTATTCATATCAAATGCTTTCCACTTTCTATAAAGATCAGGAACATCAGCAAAAGTAAAATTCTCATATTTTGAACTCAATTTTATCCATGTTAAAAACATTTTTTCATCAGTATTTTTTAATGCCCATCCCACGCGAATCCATTTATTATAACTCGATTCCCCATAATAACTGCTCGGTAATATCATCGCGAAATCGTGTGTCTCTTTCAATTCATAATCTATGGGGCGAATATCCTCGAATAATTGCTCTAATAATTCATCCAACTTTTTTTTGGATTCGATCTTTGAAAAATCAAATTTATCCAAATCCTCCCTATTAACAATGTTAACGCTTGGTTTCGGCTTTAGCTTTCCATCTTTTGTATTTAAATTTTTCTTCTCAAATTCGAATTTATCATTATATTCCGACTTTAATTGAAATTCTGCGTGATCAGCATATTGAGCTGACATAAGTTTAAAATGATCCGGCGTATTAAATGTTGCGAGTTTATTGGATTTAATATCCCAATCATCGTCTTCTGAATTATAAGTAATAGTATAACAATTTGTTAATTTGTATTTTTCATTATTCGGTTTTTGACTTCCGTATAATTGCCAATTAACTTGTCCCTTAACAACTGCTTCATCAATAATTTCATCTATTGAATTTATATAAGGCAACCCAGACCACATTGTTTTTAATTCATCTAATAAAATTTTACGAACGATAACTTGGACTGCCTTATGCATTTTTATTGTAAATACGAAATGTATCCCGTCTTTTGTTACATCATCCAAACAATTTACCTGTTTTTTTTGAGTAACATAAACAGTTATTTTTGTATTGTTTGGTATTTCATATATTTCTGAAATTTGGCAAGCATATAACCCTATAAAATCTATTATATGGCCTTCATCGTGTTGACGTTGCTTTATATTTGTATCGTATCTTAAATCAATATCTAATAATGCTGGGCCATTTTCGATTAATTGACGCTCTGTTAGATATTCTTTCTCTCCATTTATAAAAACGTGCTGATAATACTCTTTATTAAATTCTTCTTTATTAGTTATATTATATAACCCACCGTAAATTTCTGATTGTTTATCTCCTATACGGGTATGTGTAAATTGGTTTCCTTTATCGACCCGGAATTTTTTTAATATATTATCTAAATTTACACCTGGTTTTTTAGTATAACTCATATTATATTATATTATATATAATAATATGTTGAAATATTTATCTCAATTTTAATATTTAATAAAAATGAAATAATATAAAAATAAAATAAATAAGATAAAAACTACATCATAATATAATTCATTAGTACAATGGAGAAAATGAATATGACCAGGTTTATTAAAGATATTAAAGAAATTGTTAAAAATCCTATAGATAACATTTATTATAAACACGACGAAACAAATATGTTAAAGGGATATGCATTGATTATTGGTCCGGTCGATACGCCATATGCATATGGTAACTATTTATTTGAATTTACATTTCCCACAAATTATCCTTTTGACCCACCGAAAGTAACGTATTTCACAAATGATGGTTCTACACGATTTAATCCGAATTTATATATAGATGGAAAGGTATGTCTATCAGTATTAAATACGTGGAAGGGAGAGGGATGGTCAAGTTGTCAAAATATTCGAAGTATATTATTAGTATTAAGTACAGTATTAAATGAAATGCCTATAGAAAATGAGCCTGGATTAACAAGAGAAAATAAAGATAATACAAATTATAACAATATGATTAAATATAAAAATTTAGAAATTGCAATTATTGGTATGCTATCAAAAAAACAATTAGATCATCGGTTTGTAATATTTTATGATATAATAGTTGAAAACTTTTTACAAAATCAAAAAGATATTTGGTTATTTTTAGAAAAGTTAAAAATTGATTTAGCGAACCCTGATAATTTTATAATTAATTTTAATTTATATAATTCAAAATATATAATAAATTTAGCTAGTTTAGAATTAAAACTAAAGAAATTCGATAATATACAATAGAATAAAATATAATAAAATTGATTTTAATTTTATCCATAATATAAAGATTATATCAAAGGTATATATATATATATATATATGCATTTTTGTAGCGAATGTGAT